GAAAATCTTGGCTTTAAAAGCACACAGCGAAGCGGCGGTAAAAAGCCCCGGCCTCAATGGACAGATGAATGGGGCGGCACTGAAGATCAACGAGCCAAAATCGAAGTTTTATGGCAATCCTGCGCCCGGAATAAAACAGAAAAGGCTCTTCGGGCGTTCATTAAGAGAATTGCCAAAGTCGATCATCCGCGCTTTCTCAATGTCGAATTAGCGCGAAAAGTAATCCTCGCGCTGGAAGCAATGGCGAGGAAAAACTCCAAGAAGGAGAAAAAGCAATGTTCCAATTAAATCTATTCAAAATAAAAACTGCGGAACAGGCTCTCGAACTGGCTTCATGGTTAAGGATTGAGATCATCACTGTCAGGCTGGAAGAGATGATTTCTGATCTCAAACAAAAAGAATTGTTTGATGATGAACCGAAAAAAAGGAGAAAATAGTGAGCGATCCTGTTTTGGAAAAAGGCTTATTTGATGATTTACAAAATAGCAAAATAGAAATCAAAAAACCTGAACTATCAGAAACACCCCAAATTGATGCAGGCTGGAGCGATGACTTCGAACAACTAGAAGACCTGATTGGTGAAGAAGCGGCATGGAAGATCGCTGAAGTATACGCCGGGTCAGCTATTTATATTCCCAAAAGCATTCTCACTAATAGAATTTACTTTAATATCCGCAGAAAATTCAAAACAGGATCATCTTATCGTGAATTAGCTGCCGAATTCGGGTATACGGAGACACATATACGAAACATTATACATAGAGTTCTTTAATAAAAGGAGAAATGATGAAGTGTAGTTATTGCCAAAAGGATTTTTCTAATGAAGGTTACTCTTTTTACGTTGAAGAAAAACTATTGTATTCCTTTTGTAATATTAGTTGTTACGAAGAGTTTTTCAAAAAAGCAGCTAAGGCAATTAAAAAAATGAGCCCAGAGGAATTGGACGATTTTATCAAGAAAATAAAGGAGTGACACCATGAAAAGTGGCAAGATAAAATATTTATTATTAGCTGACAAAGATGATTACATGGTTACTTGTGTTGAAAATGAAACAGCAGATTTTTATTGTACAGAAAATATTTCGGAATTTATAAGAAAAAAGGCTGATATCAATTTCATTGATTTTGGTGCGGTTTGTTCAGTATATTATATTGGGGAATATACATGGGAATTAAGGCTATTAGTAAAACATATTAGAGAAAATCACAACAGAAAATATTATTTTTGTTTGATGATGCCTTCTGATTTTTATAATGAGTATGATGAAGTATGGGGACTTTCAAATGTTTTTAAAGTAACTTATTCGGAATGGGTAAAAGGTAATGCGATAAAACAAATATTATCGGGAACATATAAATTGACCCATGAGGAGGCGAAGTAATGAAAGGCGTATTTAGTCTTTTTCCTAAAAAAGAAAGTTTTGAAAAAGCAATGGAATTCATCAAGGCAAACGACTCTCTCTCTTATGCCGGATACTTACGATTATTTATTAAGAAATACAGTAAAAAAATAACTGTAAAGAATTTCACAGAAATATTAGTCCGTATGTTTGACGCAATTGAAGATGGGGAATGAGATGAGTGCATTATATAAAGTTGAAAAATCACTTCAACCTTATCTTTTTGATAATCCGCTTAAACAATCAATACCTTTTAAAAAAAAGAGATGTAAACATTGCAAACATATCGAGAAGTGGGCTTGTGGCGGTTTTTTCTTTTATTATTGCGGTATTTCAAAAAGCAACAGAACAAAAAACGGATTGGCAAAAGTAAAATGTAATAAACCAGCCTGCGGAGCGTTTGAATTGGAGACGGCAAGATGAACGGACTACAAGAAGCCGACAAAGCCCTTCAGGATTTTCTTGATGAATATGATTCATGCGCCAATTGCGCTTTTTGGACACCAGAACTTTTCGGTGGTATATGTAACGCGCCGGAATATCCTATTGGTTATTTGTCAATTGATACCAGCTCGTGTGAACAACACGTATTCAAGGACAAAAAATTGGGTAAACATTTAGATGTGCTTGTAGATAATCATTATAACGCATGGTACATCGTTGAAGGATTTTTATATTTTAATCCACCGGAGGCGACGTAATGAAACACATATCTTTTGATTCTCGATTTGTGGATTCAAAAAAGGGTGATCTTAATGGCTGAAAGCCGAAAATTAAACCCACAAATAACAAAAATTTCTTATTAAAATATTTTCTTCAAATATTTGAATAAAATATTTTTCTCAAATATTTTCTTTGAAAATTTTAATTTACCTGAATTATCCTCTTGATAAACATGATGCGGCGGGAAGGAAAGATTTAACTCCTTTTGCCTTCCTTCCCGCATAAATTATCAGGAGGGTATAAAAATGGCTACAAAAAAAATTCAAGTATTCTGGCTCGTTCTCGCAACTTTGTTTGTGGTGGGGATTGTGTGGTTCGTAAAAGATTCACTGGTTATAACAGGGATATCAACAGCGTTCACCGGAGTTATAGGCATCTTTCTCGGAGTGGATATCATGACAATGATCCACAAAACAAAAGGTCTCACGCCAGGGGACTTCAAAGAAATGAACACACATCGTTATGTTTTATCGTTATGCGTTTTCGCTGTTCTCCTTGCGGAAGCGTTTGTCATTTCCGGTTTATATAACAGGGAAATGAATTCTTTATATCTCTGCTTCGGCGTTGGTTTTTTAATTACTATCGGCGGACTCATCAGCGGAATAGAGGGAAATAAAATGGTTACTGACGAGGGGCCGGAAAAACAATGATTCAATTTTTATTAATCGCTCTGCTTGTTTTCGCTCTTATTGCTGTAGTGGCGATCTTTATTGCACGTTTTCAAAGCAAGAGAGCAAAAAAAACGGAAGCGGAATTTAAAACCTTGCATGAAGCGTTTTTGCAAGTAAAAGAAAAAGCTTTCAGGCTTCAAAAGGCTTTGGATAAAACCGCAAAGGTAGAGGGGGAAGCAAATGCGGAACGGAAAGAACTTGCAGAAACTCTTGATTCTGATCTTGTTGCTCGCGCTAACAGTCTTTTTAAATAGCTGTAAATCATCGCAAATCACTAATGCCGATGTTCAAGCCACACTTGCGGCAATTGCTCCGCCTGTGCCGGTTCTTCCTGATATGGAGCCTGTCCAGTTTGAAGATCGGGACGGCGGGCTTTGGCTTTCGTATAACGATTACCGCGCTCTTGAGCGCGACATAATCGCCCTTCGGGAGTACATCCGGAAGATGGAAATAGTTATTAATTTTTATCGGGATGACAAATGAACCATACAATTATTTTTTCGATAATAGCCGCAACTATTTCGCTTGGAGGCGTATTTATTGCAATCGGTGTTTTCAAAGGGAAGATAAACCAGAACGCCGAAGCAAATAAAGCTCAAGATGAACAAATAAAAACCCTTGCGACAAAAGACGAGTTAGCGGGGGCAATACGGCGGTCTGACGAGATGCTTGCGATCATGAGAGAAAGAGCGGAAGAAGATCGCATAAAAGGAACGGGACAATGGCGGGAATTTCACGAGATACTCGCAAAACATTCAGAGAGAATCGGCGTATTAGAAAGCCAGCAAACCACTTTGATGAAAGCGTTAGACGAAATCAAAGTTGATATAAAGAGCGGGTTCCGGCAAATGCAGGATGAGCTTAAAGAACTGCTGAAAAGGAATACCCACTGATGGCTTTGAACGACAAGCGGGAAGAAGCCGAACGTCTCTATGTAAGGCAGTCATTAACTTGCCAAGCCATCGCGGAACAATTAGGCGTTGACCCGGGGACAGTTTACCGCTGGAAAGCTGAAGCGGCGGAAAAAGGCGAAGCTCTTGATTGGGAAGTCCAGCGGCGGATTTATAACATGAGTCCGCGAGAACTTACCGCCATTTATGCCGAAAGCGTTAAGGCTTGGATGATAAAAATCAAAGCCAATCCGGAACTGCTTTCGGATTCCAAAATCGCTGACGCAATTTCAAAACACATTAGCGTTATGCAAAAAATCGACACGAGAGGACAATATCTCGGTGTCGCGATTGATCTTATCAAAGTAATCAATGTCTGGCTTGCGGAACATGAGCCGGATTTAAAAGGGAAAATGGAGCCTCTCTGGGATCAGATTTATGAGGCTCTAAAAGCATACACAACTTCAAAGGAAATTTTTAAGTGAGAGAAATACGAACAGCGAAACAACTGGAATCCGCATGGAGTGAATTGCGGGAAGAAATTCTTTCGCGTCCGCTGTTCCTTGACAATTCTCCCAAAGCTAAAGCCGAACGGAAAAAAAAGTGTAAAGGTAACATTGAGGAATTTGCAAAAACTTATTTCCCCGAGTATGTTACAAAAGAGTCCGCGAAGTTTCATAAAGATTGGGAAAAAATCCGTCACATAACCAATGAGCCTGTTTTATTACAGGCGTTCAGAGGAAGCGGCAAATCCACGTTCTTCACGTTACTCGATCCGATACATGAGATTGTTTACGGCAATCGAAATTTTATGATTTTCTCCTCATACAACGAAGATAAGAGCGCAGTTTTTACCGGGCGCATTCTTTTGGAACTGATGTATAATCAACGGCTTCAAAATGATTTTGGAAATTTCTTTCTACCTAATCAACATCCCGGTATAAAAAATTTCACTGTCCATATTCCTGATTCCGGCGGCAAGAAAACCGGAGTTCGCGCCGTATCAATCGGACAAGACCCGCGCGGTTTTGTTCACGGGCCGAACCGACCTGATTATGTGCGGTTAGACGATATACAAAGCAGAAAAAGAGCCAAGAGCCGGAAGTTTGTCAGAGAGACTATTGAATGGATTACTCAAGACCTTTTACCGGCTCTTGCCGAAAATTATTCGGCAATTATTGTCGCCACTCCTCTCAATACGCAATGTGTTGCAAGTACTCTTGAAAAAGGGACTGACGATATAAATTCAGTTAAGACATTCAAATATCCTGCGGAAGCAAAAGGAAAACCAACATGGAATGATGAATTCCCATCGGCGCGGCTTGCAAGAATAAAAAAAGCAATCGGCTCAATGGCGTATAACCAAGAGTATCTGCTTATTCCCATTGCGCTTGATGAAAGAATTTTTAAAGAAGAACACATCAAAGGTTATGCGGAAGAGGAACTGATCGGCATCCGTTTTGCATATATCTTCAGCTGGACTGATCCGTCAGTCAAAGCCGAAGAAAAACATTGTTTTAAAGCGACAATCTGCGCAGGGATAACCGATGAAGGGTTAATTTATATTCTCAAAGGTCGCATCAGGAAAGAATCGATCTCCAGAATGGTTGACGGAATGTATTTGATTTATGAGACGTTCAATCCTTCATGGATGTTTTACGAAGATAACGGCGGACAGGCTCTGTTATCAGAAATATTTGACGCTAAAGCCGAACGTGAAGGATATCATATTCCTTACAAAGCGGAAACAAACAGCATCAATAAAATCACCAGAATTGAAGGAACTCTATCCGCGCCGATTGAAAACGGCGTTATTCGATTTTTGAAAACAGACAAAGATCAAAAAGAACTCATTGACCAGCTTTTACAGTTCCCGGACGGCGAATATGTTGACGGCCCCGACGCGCTTGAAGGTGTTGTGCGGAAATTGCTTGAATACGCACGCAAACGCCGGGCAGGAAAGCCAAGATCAAGCCACACAAGGGATGCGGCGCGTGTACTGGAGGGATATTGATGAGAAAAAAAATCATCGGTAATTGTACCCTCTACCACTGCGATTGTATGGATTTAATGAAGCAATATCCTGACAAGCATTTTGAAATTGCAATAGTCGATCCGCCGTTTGGTATTGGACAAGATTGGAAAAAAAGAAACAAGGGAACAAAATTTATTGATACAACATATAAAAATGAACATATACCGGATCGTGCTTATTTTAACGAGCTTTTTCGCGTTTCTAAAAATCAAATTATTTTTGGTTATAACTATTATGTCGAGATACTAGGTTCAACAAATTATTTAATAATTTGGGACAAGATGAGTAGTAATAATAAAGTATTTCATTATTCAAAATGTGAAATTGCTTATACATCATTTCATATTCCGGCAAATATTTATTCCGTAAGGTGGAACGGTTATATGATGGGGAAAGAAACAGGTATTAAAAAAATACATCCTCATCAAAAACCAATACAGTTATATGAAAATATTTTAAATGATTATGCAAAAAGCGGCGACAAAATTCTTGATACCCATTTGGGAAGCGGTTCAATAGCCATTGCCTGTAACGGACTAGGCTTTGAATTAACTGCAAGTGAAATTGATTATGATTATTTCGAAGCGGCTTGCAAACGTATTAGAGCAGTGAAAACAGTACCGGAGAGTATTTGATATGCAAAATAAAAATTATTCTTCAGTACCGGAAACTGTAAAACACATTCTCCAAGTCGGTGAATTTATCAATAAGATTGCAATGCTCTTAATCAGCAGAATATACGAACATGACAAGTCTAAATTAGAAGAACCTGAATTGCATTATTTTGACAATCACGCGCAGAGGCTTGCAGGTTTAACGTATGGAAGCGATGAGTATAAAAAATCTTTAAAAGAGCTTGAACCTGCTTTAAAACACCATTATGCGGTTAACAGGCATCACCCTGAACACTTTGAAAACGGAATCAAGGGTATGACGTTAGTTGATATTGTTGAAATGTTTTGCGATTGGTATGCGTCAACAAAACGGAATGAGAACGGCAATATCCTGCGGTCAATTGAAATATGTCAAGAACGGTTTGAATATTCGGACGATCTGAAAGCCATTTTTGAAAATACTTACAACGAAATTTTTAAGGAGAAAACTAATGGCTAAACAAAAAAAGTGGTCTCCTGATTCAAATATAAACAATGAAAAAAAATCCATTTCCGACACTCCCGATGTAAATATTACAGGCGGTGATCAATTCGCTACACGAAGCCGCGCCAATGATTTTGTGCGGTTGATGCGCAATCTTCCTGATCCTGATCCGGTTCTGAAAAAAATGGGGCGCGGTATTACAGCCCTGCAAGAACTTTTGACCGACAGCCATCTTGAAAGCGTCTGGAGTGTAAGATGCGCCGCTACTTCAGGCGCTGAATGGTTCATGTCTCCCGGTGATGACAGTTCGGGAGCGCAAGAACCTGCTGATGTTTTCGCTGAAGAACTCAAGGATATGGACATTCCGCGAATCATCGAAGAGATGATGGATGCTGTAGCATTTGGTTATTCGCCATTAGAGGTACTTTGGACTGCGAATGAGGGACGCTGGGGAATATCAAACATTGTAGGCAAGCCGCCGCAATGGTTTGAGTTTAATCAGGAAAATAAACTGGTTCTCAAAACCGGAATACTCGGCACAGAAGAATTACCTGAAAATCGTTTTCTGCTTGTCCAGCATCGACCAAGTTACGCGAATCCTTATGGCGTGAAAGTTTTTTCAAAATGCTTCTGGCCTGTTACGTTCAAGAAAAACGGTTTCCGCTGGTGGACGGTGTTTGTCGAAAAATACGGCGGCGCGTTCCTGTATGGAAAATATCCTTCAAATGCCGGAGATAAGTTCAGGCAGGAACTGCTTGATGCTCTTGAACGTATGGTTGCTGACGCTGTCGCCGTTGCGCCCGAAGGCTCTGAAATAACCATCACCTCTGCGGCGGACAAGCGCGGCGGTTCGGATGTTCATTCCGCATATATACAAATGGCGAATAACGAAATATCCAAAGCTGTACTGGGACAAACTCTTACAACTGAAATAGGCGAAAGAGGCAGTTATGCCGCCGCTACAGCGCATAATCTTGTCAGAGAAGATATCGCCGCCGCAGACCGCCGCAGGATCAGCGCGGCATTTAACCGGTTGGCGGCTGTTTATACTTTTTACAATTTCGGCGCGGATGTCGCTCCGCCTACCTTTCAATTTGTTAAAGACGAAGACCTCCAAACTCCCCGCGCTGAACGTGACGTGAAATTGCATCAGCTTGGTTGGAGACCTAAAAAAGAATATTTCATAAGGGAGTATGGTATGCAGGAAGAAGATTTTGATTTAAGAGAAGAGGAATCCGGCGGCGATTCATTTCCCGGTTTTAAACAAAATATTCCTGAACAGAAACACTCTGCCAACTGTCCATGTGGTTGTCAGAGTGTAAAAAAGAAACGCTCTAAATCTAAAAAATTATTTGACAAAATTGCTCTGCTTTTCGCTTCCAAAAAAGAGAAAGCTAACGCAAGGGATGTTGCTCTCGTGGAAGATTTCGCGGAGAGACAACTCGAAGCCGGACAAAAAGAAATTGACAAAACAATTGAAACCATTGCAGACGCGCTGGGAATGGTTGATTCGTATGAAGAAGCATCAGCGGCAATAGCTGAAGCCGTAAAAAAATATGACGGCTCCGGTTTTGCGCGATGCATAGAAGAAATACGATATGTGGCGCAGGTGTTGGGGGAACGGAATGGCTGATACAGATCGAATTCCCCGTCCGGTAGAAGCAATAGAATACCTTAGCCGCAAAGCAAACGTTAAAACCGAACACTGGGACGATCTTAAATGGGGCGAACATTCTCATGCCTTCACAGTTGCTCATTCGATGGAAGGAGCAGTTGTCGACAAAATGCACGAACTTTTGAACAGAGCGATGGCTAACGGTGAGTCGTTTGGCAGTTTCAAGAAAAACGCTCTGGAAATGATGAGAGAGGAAAACTGGTACGGCGGAGCTGGGCATACAAAAGACGAAAAAGGATATATCAGCTGGCGTCTTCGGGTGATATACGACACCAACATGAAGACCGCATTTGAAGCCGGACGTTACCGCCAGCAAATGAAACACGCAGAGATGCGGCCTATCTGGGAATACGTTTCCAAACTTGTAGGAAAGAACCGGCGGGATGATCACATAGCATTGCACGGTAAAGCGTTTCGTTTTGATGATCCTTTCTGGAATGAAAATTATCCGCCTAACGGCTGGGGTTGTGAATGCACAGTGATCACGTTAAGCGAATCGGGCGCAGAGCAGAACGATATAGAAGTGTTAAAGTCCGATGCTGAAGGAAATCCCCCTGCAATGGTTGACCGGAACGGTAACGCCGTTGACTGGAAAAACTTTGCTCCGCCGGAGTGGAAATACAATCCGGGACGGGAAGCATTAGCACCTAACTTTGAAAGGTATAAACATATTCCTGATGAAATCCTTACCACATTAAAAGGTAGTTATCACAGGGATATGAATGAAATACGACCGACCGAAAGCGAGTTCATAACATTAATGGACACATATAATCAACAAGATTATAAACCGCTAAACTTCCTTCTTAATGTCGGGAATTTAGAAGCTCGCAGATTTGAAAGAATGCAAAAAGAAGGCGTTACTGACTCAAAAATTATAGCCTATGACCATGATTTGCATCATGGAACTGGTGATAAAAACGAACGCCAAAAAGTTACAAGAAATTTATTTAAGACTGTATATCAAACAATTCAAGAACCGGATCGTATTTATTTTGAAAAAGGGTCTGAAAAAAGCAAGATGGGGAAAGCCTATCATTTCGTGAAAAGCACAGGAGACGGAAATGTAATTAAAGTTTTTTTGCGTAATAGAAGGAAATATAACGCAATGAAAATAACAACTATAGGAGTGATATTGGATGATTATGATAAGCAACCAAGCCGCTATGAAAAAATTGAATGGTAGCCGTCCGGAAGGGTCTCGCTCCCTTCTGCCCTCCACCCCGCATTGCTTTGGGATAGTCACGCTTCTAATCCGGATTCTTGACAGCTACCAATATAAATATAACTCCGCTATTGAGCGAAGTCAAGGAGGTTTTTAGATGAGTAAGCTTCAATTGTTAAAACCGGAAGCACGTCCGTTTTTTGAGAACTTTATAGGAAAACTCGAAACGCAGGGTCTCCGTTATTCGATACTTGAAACTCTCCGCACAAAAGAAGTTCAGGAAGCGTATTACGCGCAGGGACGAAAGCCTCTTGAAGAGATCAACGAACTGCGGAAAATTGCGGGATTATACCTTTTAGGCGCGGAAGAGGGAAAAAGAATTATCACTCAAACAATGGAGTCAGTTCACCTAACAGGATGCGCGGCTGACATAGTTCCGGTTATGGACGGAAGGATACCTTGGACTTTCACTGCCGATAATGCCGAACTCTGGCTTGTATTCGGACGATTAGGGCAGGAAGCCGGTCTTGAGTGGGGCGGAGCTTGGAAGCCATTTAATCAATTTGGAATCGGCTGGGATGCTCCTCATTACCAGTATTTGAGGGTGGCATGAAAATCGCACAGGAAGCCACAGGGCGCGTCCGAATCGGGAAATGGTATCCAATTTACCATGTTCGCTAATCAAATTGAATTTGAACGGTTTTTAAAGCCATTTAAAGAGGGTATTTCCGGTAATGCCGGACTCGAATTTACAGGTTTTGAAGGAGGTATGGTAAATGGCTGAACTTTTCGTATTTAAGGCGGGTAAATACCCGCAAGGCGATTGGCCGGAAGAGCGGGTAAAAAAGCTGGTTGACGCTTACGATCCGGTTAACTATCTCGAAGCTCCTGCGGTGATAGGTCATCGGATGTTCGCAATGCGTGACGCCGATCAGTATGCGCACGGCTGGGTGGAAAGTGTGCGGATGGATAAAGACGGTAAAGTTTATGCAACAATCAACGATTTTTCACTTGAAGCCCGTCATGCCATCGCGGAGAAAAAGTTACGCTACATTTCGGTTGAGATTTTCGAGTTTGACAAGATCAACAAGGACGATCCTCCGTATTTGCGGGCTGTCGCTTTGCTTGGCCGTGATACTCCGGCGGTAACGGGAACTAAAATCACTGCTATGTTTTCAAGTATTTTTTCAGGCGGCGTTGTCAACGCCGCTGATGAAGAGAATCACGTTTCGACGTTCGCCAGAAAATTGAACGCCGAAGATATCAAAACCCTGTCCCTGAATGAAGGACAGAAAAATCAACAGGAGGATTTTGCTATGGGCAAAACTGCTGAAGAGCTTGAAAAGGAACTGGAGAAAAGCAAAAGCGAAACAGCGGCTTTTCAAAAGGAACTTGCTGACCTGAAGAACGCCGGCAGAAAAACGGAAGCCGAAACGTTCTTTAGCAAACTTCGGGACGAGGGAAAACTGCCCCCCGCCATATTTGAGAGAGCGGTCGCTCTGGATACAAAGTTAGGTGAAGATGATCGGAAAGAATTCCGTTCCCTTTTCTCCGCTCTTGAATCCAAAGTCGACCTGTCCGGGAAACACACGGCGGATAAGAAAAACGCTCCGGCTCCGGCGGCGGATACGCCGGAACTGACAGCGAAAATCAGAGCGTTCCAGAAAGAAAAAAAGCTGGCAAGCTTCGCCGAAGCCGCTAACGCTTTATATGTGGAGAAACCCGAACTTTTTGAAGAGGAGAAATTCAATGATTAACAGAAGACCGTATATCGCTGAATCTGTGATCAAACCCGGATGCGCTGTTGTGCAGGGAAGTGCGGATAACAAAGTTAAAGCTCCCGGTACTGACGGAGCCGGAGACTTTATAGGTCTTTATCCCTTTGAGGCGAATGAACCTAAATCTGCCAACGAGGAGATCGGAATCGTTTTGCATGGAGTTGCCAAAGCTGTGGCAGGCGGAACGGTTACTGCCGGAAAGAAAGCGATCATGAAAGCTGATTCTTCAGGATCGCTTGTGGTTCTGCCGTCAACGGCAGGAAATTATAACACCGTTGGAACGTTCCTTGAGAGCGGTTCTTCCGGCGATTATGTTGACGTGCTGATCGAGCGCGGCTTCATAAAAATTTAAGGAGTTTTATATGGCAAGAAAATACGGTTATACCAATCCTTTGCTTTCCAATTTAGCGGTAGATTATTCGCAGACAGTCAGAGAAGGACTTGTCGGCCCGATTGTTTTTCCACGCATACCTGTTCCGAAGCCATCAGGCAAGTATGCGAAATTCGACAAAGAAGCCGCATTTAAAGTCCCTGATACAACAATGGCTGGAGAAAGAAGTCAAGCAAATGAATTTCACGTTTCCGCAAAAAAAGCGGATTATGTGACAACTCCTCACGGTCTTAAAGTTTTCATCGACGATGAAGACCTTGAATTCATGGACGGCCCCTTCAAGACTTGGGAAAAAAGACATACCGAGGCCATTGTAAGCAAATTGGAACTCTCACAGGAAAAAAGGATTGCTGATAAGATTCTCAATCTTGCAGGACGTTCAACAACACTAACCGGAACTGAAGACACCAAAGGTAACAAATGGAAAAACGGAAAGGGCGATCCCTATGAGGATATAAAAGATGCCATTGAAAAGTTATTCTACAGACCTAACCTTCTGCTTTTTAATGAATCAATTTATGACACGCTTGAGTATCACCCGAAACTTCTCATCAAACTCGGCGAAGCCAACTTAATTAAAAAAGTTGATGAAGCAACTCTTGCAAAACTTTTCAGGATTGACAGGGTTATCATCGCCAAAGGCCGCGCCGATTTTGGAAAACGGAATGAAGCGGGAAGCGTTAATCCTAAAAATATTTGGGGCGATTCTGTTATCCTCGCACATACAAACGATCAGTGGGATCAGCCTTGTGCAGGAAAAACCTTCTGTCTCCAGTACAAAGAAGCTGATAATCAAGGCTATGTTGTTCGGACATGGGATGAAGAAGACGGCGGCGTTCTCGGCGGCGAGTATATTCAAGTTGCTCATTCAACCGATGAAGCTGTAATTTGTGAAGACCTCATCTACACCATTAAAGAGGTTCTTTAATCGAGCCGTTGGCTTGAAACAATTTTTTTCGAGGAGTAAGTACATGAAAAAGACTTTAATTGTACTGCTGTTAATTTCGGCGATATTCGCTTCGGCATTTGCCGAAGTGTTGAATAACGCTGAATCGGATTCCCTGCTGGGAAATATTAATGTGGAGGGTATCATGGCATACTGCACACAAAACGATTTGGAAGCGGCTTACGGAGCGGACAGGATTTTCGGATGGAGTCGTAATGATGTTAATACAGTGGATCGCGCTATACGAAACGCCAGCGCGGAAATAGACGGCTATTTAATTTCGGGAGGTTATCCTGTTCCGATATCGGGGCCGCCTGAAAACTTGAGAAAATATTGCGTTGACATCGCGGCGGCAAACCTCATTATAAGCGCGGGAGTTCTTGAAAACGATTCCGGCGGCAAAGCCGTTATTGATGAAGCGAAAAACGCCCGGCAGTTTTTAACGAAAGTCGCGGAGGGAAAATTTAAAATACCCGGTTATGCGAATGATAATGAAGTGTCACAACCGCCCGGCGGGGTTTTGGTCTCAAGTATGCCTCGAGTGGATTTAACGAGGTTTTAAATGGCCGGAGCCGGTATCTTTGCAGCTCTTTATGACGAAGCTGAATTTCAAGAAATTCTTGACGCTATTTCCAAAGCGTCCGATCCCAAGCTGGAGCAACTTGCGTGGTTTATGGGTGAGGAATTACGGAATATAAGCGAAAAAGCTTTTGAAGATGAGAGCGATCCGGTTACCGGCGTAAAATGGGATTCCATAGAGCCGCGAGGAAGCGGAGCTAAAGAACCGGGAAGCGTTACTACAATTTTGCGGGATCACGGAATTTTATTTGGTTCATTGACGCATAACGACAGCCCTGAAGGAACGGTATTCGGCTCCCACATGGAATACGCACGGATACACCAGAAAGGCGGAATGTCGGGAAGAGGCAAGAGAACCGAAATTAAGGCGCGTCCTTACATGGGAGTGCCGAAAGATTTTGACCGCCGCATTTTGAACGATCCTGCGGTGTTAAAACTGCTGGGGCTGGAGGCGTGAAGTGATACGGGAAGCAAAAACCCTGCTTGAGGGAATAATTAAGAAAACTGTACCGGGCATCACTGTAGTCAAATCAGCCGCAGAAGAAAGCCGCGAAATCATGGCGCGGAAAATACCGTTAGTCGCATTAATTACAAACCCCGGTTCATTCGATGATTCAGGAGCGCGGACAGTGCGGTATTTTGAAGGCGAACCTAAGCAGTATCGGGAACGGTATGTTCGCGGACTTCGTAATTTACCGATTCTGATCAGATGCTGGGAAGACGGAGAAGACAAAGCTGACGCGCTTTCAAGCAGTATCATTCCCGAAATACCAAGCCAATGGGAATATGACGGTTTCGGAAACCATGTGCAGATAGGCGCGGAAGAACATTCCGATCACGCGAGCAGTATGGGCAAGCCGTATCTTTCAGTAATTGTAGTGACATTTACCGGAACCGCCGCGCGGAAACCGGATGCCGTTCCCTTCTACGAAAATGTGGAATTGGTTGACGGTGAAATTATTAATCAAGGTTAAGGAGGATTTATGTCCGAACCAAAAGAAGAAGGAAAACAGGAAATTTTAACCATTGAAGAACACAGAAAAAACCTGAATGTTAACGCTCCTGTTTTTGCGGCTGTTATGCAGGCGAAAGGATGGGCAAGCGGGAAAAAAGTGCCGCAAGCGGTTTTTGAAAAAGCTGTCGCGGATTTTTTGGGCGCTCCTATGGATGGTGAGAGAGATGATGTTATCACCATTAAGAAAGGAGGCGCATAATGTTACCCGGAATAAAAAATGAAGTTCAAGATTTCGCAATGGGAGTTCAGGGCGCTCAAGCTGACGGCAGGTTTGCCGCCATTGGCGTTGCTGAAAGATTCGGGCAGGGAATTCTCACATTCAACGCTCCGGATCAAGTAGAAAAGAAGATCGGAGACGGGCCGTTACGTGATTTGTTAGTCAGCTCGCTTTCTATTGCCAGAACTGCGGTTTCGGTAATCGCCATTGAAGGGAGTCTGCCCGGAACAATATCGGCAGTAACGTCGGGTAAGGAGAATCAAGGAACAGGATCAATTATCGTTAGAGGTAAGCCTAGAAACGAATACGATATAAGCGTATCCATAGAAACAAGCGGGAGTATAAACGAGGCTTCCTTCAGACTTACGATTGACGATCTACCCGGCAGACAAATCACCATTCCTGATGGGGACGCAAAATACGAAATACCCGGAACCGGACTTGTTATCCAGTTTGTTCCCGGTACAAAAGGTTTTGATGAAGGTGATATTTTCAGTTTCAAAACCACAGAACCAAGAGCAACTAACGGCGATATTCTTAACGCAATAAATCAAATCTTTGAAGCAAAATTGTCAATTGAATTTATCGCGATTGCGGGTGTAAGCTCCGCTCCATTGTGGGTCGCTCTTGCAATGAAAGCAAACGAAGCCGCTGGAATTTACCAGTATCTTTTCTTTGTGGCACAAGCACGTTGTTTGAATGAAGGTGAAACATTGGATCAGTGGAAAAATGCTCTGTGCGGAACGGAGCGTGGAAACACCGCTTCTGTTCGTCTGCAAGTCTGTGCCGGATGGGTTGAGGAAGCTGATGCCAACGGACAGGTTGACGTGCGCGGAATCATCGGAGTTTATTGCGGAAGTGTTGCCGCCAGAAAGGTGATGGACGGCCCAGATGCTGTAAAATTCGGCGGCATATCTGCGGCTGTCAGCATCAAGCCTGACGGTCTCAATGACGGACACATTGAAGATTTGAAAAACGCAGGGTATATAACTGTTCGCAAATATGTCGGACGGAAAGGCATCTTCTTTACCTCTGGACAGATAATGAGCGAAGAAGGCAGTGACTTTGATTTGGTGGAACGCCGCAGAGTCATGGACAAAGCTTGCCGAAACCTTTACATAGCACAGCTTCCGGCGGTCAATGACACAGTAAGAATCGGAAAAGACGGTTCGCCTGAAGGTCTTGAAATGTTCTTGGCTTTAAGCCAATCACCGCTTGAAATTATGAAAACCAACAGAGAAATATCTGACGGTTATGTGTTTATTCCGCCCGGACAGAATATCCTCGCGGATAAAAAACTCCGCACAAAAGTACGAATCGTTCCGTTAGGCAAAATGAGCTACATCGAGAACGAGATCGCCTACTCGAATCCAGCATTGGGGGTGAAAGAATGATTAACGGAACGATTTACGATTATGAGTCAATTAAGGCTTTATTTCCCACAGGCCGTGTCTTTGGTCTTGAAAAAATAACTTACAAAGACAAAAAAGACGATGAGGTAGTCACGGGAACGAACGGATTGCCGCGAGGCATTGGGCGTGGCGAATATACCGGCGATGTCGATGTTGAAATGGATCGTGATGAATATGATTTACTGGACGTATATGCTTCGACATACGGCGGGTTCTACAATATGCCTCCGATACCCATTGTGGCCAGCTATGGTCATAACGGACAGCCAATAACAACCGACAAATTGCAGGTACATTTCACGGAACGTAATTTTGGCGGTTCAAAGGGAGATAAGAATCTCAAGGTATCACTCAAAGGCGCGATGACCGCGCCGTTAGAAACTAACGGTCGTCCGGCTTATGTTTCTGGTATTAATTAAGGAGAACTTTTATGGAAATAACAAAAGAAAAAATCAAAGAACTTAAAGAAGCTCACCCCGATGGAATCTACGAGGGCGCAATCAGCTTCACGGATGCGGAAAATAAACCGCATAATGTGGAATTTATTTATCGCAAACCGACAGTCGCAGACGGCGAATGTTACGCGAAAGCGACACAGAAAAGTGTCCCTGTTGCAAATTTAAACTTCATTCAGTCGCTTGTTATTTTTCCTGAACCGGCGATTGTTGTTAATCAGCTTCAGGAGTATCCGGCGGCATACGCTCATTTTGTACAAGAGGTTATAAGCCCTTTTTTCGGAGCCAACTTTTCAGCCAAGAGCAGGAAGTTGTAAATGAAATTGCCCGGATTCGTCTTTTTATCAAGAGGTTTCTGGGTGAAGATATTTCAAGTTTGGGCTTTGACAAACTCATGGAGAAATATGAAGAAGCCCGAATCATTCGGGAATTTGAAGTGGGCATCGTTCACGATGCGATAATAAGGGCATTCGGCGGTAATAAATGAATTTTGCTAGTTCGATTACACTCGCGTTTAAAGACGCTTTCTCATCCGGCTTTACTGACGCTAAAAACAATATGGCCGGAATGAAAGGCGCGTTAGATGAGATTAACAAAAACAACTCAATGACCAAACTCGCGGCTGACATGGCTATGATGACTAACATGACAGAGCCGATGCGCAAGGCGTTGTCTGACGCTATGGATCAGCCGTCCCGAATCGCCGGTTCGCTGGATTCCTCATTCAGAACAATTCAGGTAGGGCTTGGCGCGACAAACGAAGAGATGGCGGCCACAAGGCGTGAACTGCTCGCAATCGGCGGACGCGCTGTCGCGGGGCCGGAAGCGGTCGCCGGAGCTTTTGCGAATGTAGCGACCGGTGTCGCGGACGCATCAAAGCACATGGCGATAATGAATGCCGCAGTCGCGTTGGCGGAAGCTAATCAAGCCGATCTTACAATGTCAACTAACGCATTAATAAATGTCATGAACGCTTGGAGTCTCTCCGCAGATGATGCCGCAATTGCCGCCGATGTATTTACCCAAGCTTCTTACATGGGTGTCGGTTCTCTTGACGAATTCGCCGGAAGTATAAACCACCTTTCAGGATTGGCGGCCGGCGCGGGAATCGGGCTTGATGAACTGGGCGCGTCTATGGCTTATGCCACAACAAAAGGCATGAGCGCGTCACAGGCTCAAAAACAATTTAAAGGAATTATTTCCACCCTTTTAAGCCCGAGTGAAAACCTTTCAAAACTCTATAAATCTTTAGGAATAGAATCCGGTCAGGCAATGATTCAGCAATACGGATTAGCAGAATCCCTTGTAATCCTAAAAGATGCGGTAGGCGGTGATGAGCAAGCCTTTGGAAGTCTCATCGGTTCGGCGGAGGCGGCAACAGTCGCTCTTGCCTTAACGGAAGATGCTTATGTCAGTTTTGCCGGTTCTTTTTCCGAAGGCATGGGAACGGTTACAGAAGCTGCCCGAAGCGTCCAGTTGGAATCCATTGAAGCGAAAATGGCGAGGCTTGATTCAGTCTCCAGATCGCTTCAGGCGCAAGTCGGGCAGGATATCAACGGTATAAAAGGTTTCTTTGTAGATTTTGAATTTGGATTTTTGTCGCATATAGTTTCCCCCATGATGAATTCTCCGGTTGGCGGAGTGTTATCTAAAATCGCGGCGGGAACCGGAATGCTTGCCAAAGGCATACTTGATGTGGGCTCCGGCGCGATGAACACAGCCGCGCAGATGACTACATTAGCCGCTAATATCTCAAATGCCGGAGGCATAGCAAAACTTTTTCACTCCGGCATAGGGCTTGCCGGAAGCGGTTTGAAAATTCTGGCTACTCCGCTTCGTGTAGCGGGAAGCGGCATTCTCGGTATGGGTAAATCAATCATAGGAGCGTTACCTGCAATCGGCGGATATATCTCGTCAATGTGGGCTTCCGTTCCGGCGACCATTGCCGCGACATGGCCGATACTGGCAATTATCGCCGGTGTTGCCGCTCTTGCCGCCGGTGTATACCTTCTCATCAAAAATTGGGACAGTGTCGCGGGATTTTTTTCAGGGTTATGGGAAAAAGTGAAGGGAGCGTTTTCTGCCGCATGGGATTGGATTAAAAATTTACTTTTTGGGACTTCGGATTGGATTCTCGGAGCGGTAGCTATCTTCATGCCTTTTGTCGGTATTCCGGCTCTTATAATAAAACACTGGGATGCCATTAAACAATTCTTTGTTAATCTCTGGGACGATCCTAAAGCGACCATTATGGGATTCATTGACTGGATCGGCGGTAAAGTGGAAGCCTTTGTCGCGCCGTTCAAAGCGGTAGGTGATTTTGTTGGCGGCGTGTTCGATAAAGTCGGAGGATTTTTCAAAGGACTCGTTGGAGGCGGTAAGGAATCTGGAAACGCGCTCAATGATGCTTTTGCTTCCGGTATTCAAAGTAACGCTTCCGCGCCCGGAATCGCGTTTCAAACTTCGTTACAGACAGTCAGTCGCCAGATGCCGCATTCGGACGCTCAAGAGGGGCCGCTGTCTACCCTTACAGCTTCAGGACGCGCTTTAACTGACACCTTTGCCTCCGGCATGGATGAAAGTGTGTTACACGAAAAAGCCGATGTTGTTTTTTCCGCCGCTATGCCGCAAAGACAGGCATTTGAAACTTTATCCGGCGGTGAAGATTATTCAAAGAGCGCGGGATCGCCAACGATCACCATTCAAAATTTATACGTCCAAGCAGAGGATTGCGAAAGTCTTCTTGATTTCGTTCGGATGATTATGCATTCGGTCAACCGTCCGGTAACGGAGGTTCCGGCATGATACTAAGGCTTGATTCTGACGAAGGAATCATCAAGATCGGTTCTCCGCCGGAAGAGATACCGGGCATTGTTGAATCCATAAAGATAAGCGATTCCCTGTTAATAGAAAACGCCGATATACAAGGACGTTCGGGGAAAGTCAAAGTTGTGCAGGGCTGGGATGATGTCGCCATGCAAATAACGCTATCGCTTATAGACAATCCGGGCGCAAAAAAAACAAGATGGGATTCCCTTAAAGAGATCACAGGAATTTTTAAAAAAGTTTCCGGTAACGGAAAGCCCGAAGTATATACAGTCAGCCATCCCATGATCAGCGCATGGGGAACAAAACAACTGCTTATATCCTCTCTGGAATCTACTGAAAGCAGGACACGGAGAAAAATAGCCGTGTCAATTGAGTTCATCGAACACGATAGCGCGGTCGGAATTATACAGGATCGGCAAAGCCCTGACACTCCTGCCAGCGCCGCGCAGACCGCTCCGGCGCCGCTGGTATCTGATCAACAGCGCAGGGGGCTGGGACAATTGGAGAATCGTTATGCCAAACTTTAATCGCGTTGAACATCCGATTTTGAACGTTTCAATCGGCGGTGATACTCCGCAGAGGCGGCCTTCCTCTTTTTCATTGAATACCGATGAAGGATTCCCTTCTGTACAGGCTTGTCTTTTATTTCCGGCTGACGAAAAGAAAGGCGAATCCGGCGATAAAGTGATCGTAAACATGACAATCGGTACTGAAGAATTTTTATTATTTACAGGGGAAATATATTCAGTCAGCATAAGCGGTAAATACCGCAATTTGTCTTTGACTGACAGTTATAAAAAATTATGCGACACTCCCATTGTCGCCGCATACCGTAAAGAACAGGCAGGAGTGATCCTCAAGGACACTTTAGATGGTTCTGGGATTAGCGATACTGCTATAACCTGCCCGTCTGTGTTAATCCATAGATTTTCAACAAAAAATATTCCGGCTGAATACATTATAACACTTCTGATCAAAGCTCTTGAGGAACATAATCACATGGGGATTCGTTTCTTTTTTGACGAAAAAGACAAATTCCATTTCGGTACTGACGCAGACACGGGAAGAAATGAAGGAAGCGTTTTTGAATTTGAGACCGGAAAAAACATATTACAGAAAGGCGAAGGATGGATTGAAGTGCTTCCCGTTCCTGTTCGCCACACGCAGAACGTTATTGTCGACGGTAAAACGCTTGTTACGCGCAGAACCGATCTGAAATCCGCCGGAAATAATTCACGGCTAAAACTCTGGCTTCGGGAGGCGGCATGAAAACCGGAATTGATTTTCTGAAAAATCTTTTGAACGCTCTCCTGCCGAATCGCGCCGCGCCGGTACTGGCGCGTGTTATGAAAATACACGAGGGGCCGGGAGTAAACAGATATTCCTGTGACGTAAAAGTTTTAACAGCCGGAACGCTGGAAGAAACCGATCAGGAGATTGCCGAAGTACCGATAAATCCGATATGGGCTGACAAGACAAACAAGGGTATTTACGCGCCGCCGCCTGAAGGCGGAATTGTCATTATCGAATTCTTGGAATGGAATGTCGCGTACCCTTTTGTCGCCGGTGTGTATTCCGATGAATACACGGCGCAGAAATTTAAAAAAGGACAGCTTGTAATCACCGATGGGAAAGATTTACGATTTGAATTTTCAGATGATGAGATATACATCCATGACACGCATAAATTTGAAATGCGTTTTATAAAAGGTAATTTTAACATCATCAATGCGGGAGGTTTGATATTTGAAATAAATTCAGACGCTCATATTATCACGATTGATAACGGACATGGAAATTCAATAGTGATATCTGATGAGGGAGTAGCAGTTAACGGTAAATTTATTGATTTGAATTAAGGAGGAGAAAAATGCCGGCAGTAACGAGAAAAGGTGATGTGTGTACAGGTCATGATGCTTGTCCGCCAAGAGCAAGTACGGAGGGAAGCCCTAATGTCCGGGTAAATGGAATTCCTGTGCATAGAGAAGGTGACGGCTGGAGTTCGCATGGCTGCCCTATTCACGCGCCGCACGGATCAGTATTAGCAAAGGGAAGTGGTACTGTACGTGTTAACGGCAAGCCTATAGGTCGAGTTGGCGATCCGGTTGCTTGCGGCGGTTCAGTTGCAAGCGGTTCAGGTGATGTATTTGCCGGAGGTTAAAGAGTGGATTACGGAACTGATTTCAAGTTAGTTGACGATGATATTGTTTTCACTCCTGACGGAGATGTTGAATTGATATCCGGCCCCGCTTGTGTCGCGCAGGATATTGATCAAACTCTTAAAACAGCGATAGGCCGATTGTTTTGGGATAAAGATGAGGGCAGTACCATGATGCTTATGCTCAATGATTCTGCAAGCGATCCAAATGCGGTATTGGCGGAACTGGAACGTGTCGCGATAAAAGATCAAAGAGTTAATCCGACATCAGTAAAAACTTATCGGAAAGATATGAAAACATACCGCCTTGAATTCATGCCGATTAAATCCGTTACTACGCAAACGCTTGAATATGATTTGAATAAAGGAAATGAAAATGTCTGAAAAAACATGGATAAATAAAAGCGAAAAAGAAATTAGAAATGACATTGTCGCAATCGCTAAAGAAGAAACAAAACTCACAAACTTTAAAAGTACAGGCGTTCTGCGTTCTTTTGTAGAAGTTATTGTTAAAATAGTAATTTTCATTTACGTGTCAGCTATAAACATGATTTACAAAAACGCTTCCTTGAGCGGCGCGACCGGAATATTTCTCGCGTTTTGGGGACTCATGCTTGGCGTTGTCAGAAAACAGGCGACCAAGACAACAGGGAATTTTACCGGAACCGCCTTTGGTGACGGAATAATACCGGCGGGAGCATGGGCGGTTGTACCGGGAACTGAATTGCGTTACAAAGTTATCGAAAAAGTTATTTTTAAAGAAGCGCAGACATTCAGTATTCCTGTTGAAGCTGAATTTCCAGGGCTTGCGTATAACATCGGTTCCGGCACGGAGATTCGTCTTACTCGTGTTATTAACGGCCTCGATACAGTTTCTGTTTGCGAGGATTGGATTGTTTCTTTCGGGCAGGAAACAGAGGAAGATAACAGATATCGGGAGCGGATAGAAAGCCGCTGGAAAAGCCAAATACTTGGCGACATTAAAGAAGTTTATAAATCTTACGCTGAAGCGGTTGACGGAGTCAGAGCCGCGCATATTGTACGCGCTCCCCGCGGCCCCGGCAGTACCGATGTAATAATAGCATCCGTAATAGGGCTTCCGAATGAGGAGCTAATCAATAATGTTAAAACCGCTCTTTATGATCACGAACTTATGGCTTTTGACGTTCAGATTTTTCCGCCTGATATTGATGATGTTAATATCGAAATCGAATATAGAGGAAACGCCTCTGAAGGCGCGGTATCAAATATCGTTGAACAATACGTTTACGATCTCGGTATCGGCGGAAGGTTTGTCGTAAAGAATTTATATGCGTTATTTGAACCGCTTAAATTGAAAACAATCGAGATTATTTCTCCGGGCAGAGATGTTCAACCGAATGAAAGATCGGTAATTGTAGCCACTATTGAGGTAACTAAAATAATAGAATGAAAAAATGGATAGAAATAAACCTTGATCCTCCCGGCATGGAACGAAAAAACTGGCATTCTGTTTTTTCTTTTATCGGGCGTGTGTTCGGGATTGTTAAAGAAGACGCCATAAAAGCGCATAACGCATTTTTCCCATATCTTTGCGATGAAGATAAACTGCGTCAGCACGGTGATTCTTTAATGATTCCCGAATTGCCGTTTGATACCGAAAAAATTTATAGAGACAGAGTCTCCACTGCGTCTTTTTACCTTATGCGTGCCGGTGAGCGCGCGTATATTCACGAACAGCTTCAGGCGCGTTTGGGAGATCGTTATATAATCAATGAAGAATTTCTGCAAATATATTTGAAAGTAAGCGAGTTAAGTAAAGAAGAACGGATATGGGCATATAGTTTTTTAGACGGCATATTAGACCCGAATATTTCATTTTCCATAGCTGAATTGTTTAATTTTATCGATTTATTTAATGTGTCAGATTATTTGTTACTCAAAATCAAAAAAATTGATACTGATATTTTTGGAAACAGGCTTAAGTTCAATGGAGCAATAAAGTTTGACGGAAAAACAATAAACAAAAAAATCGCTGTTAAAGGAAAGTTCAATGGAATTCATAAATTTAACGGTGATCTTTCTTTTAACGGGAGCGGAAAAACAATTCCGTCATATCAGCCAAAACCGCCGTTTAAATTTTCGTCCGGAATTATTGATAAATTGATAATGGATGTACGCGGCAATACCGTTAGCGACCAAATAGAAACAAGCGAAACCGTTTTTGTCGGTATGCGCAAACATCATCATTTCAACGGGAGGTATAAATTTGACGGATTAATAAAGTTCAACAGTACGGTACTTAACCCGATAGGGTAAAAATAAATTTGGAGGAGAAATATGGAAAAGTTTAAAGACAATGTTTGTCTGCGCGGTGTTTTCAAAATGAAAGTCTACAAAGGTGAAGGGAAAAAAAGAAAACTTCTTGAAAACTTTGAAGAAGAAAATTTGATTGTCAACCAAGCACGAGACGTAATGGCGCGTCTTATAGCAGGTGAAATAACAAATCAATCAATAAAATTTATTTCATTCGGCACAAATGGTAATGTTCCAGTTAGTGATGATGAAATAATCACAAATCCATTCACAAAAGAAATAGGAGTTATATTTACTTTACCGACCGGACGAGCGATTTTTGAGTGGAAGCTTACTACGGCAGAAGCAAACGGATTGGCAATTATGGAATTTGGGTTGCTTACCTCTGACAAGATGCTTTTTGCCCGCAGAACAAGAATAGAACCGATTCATAAAGATTCTGACATATCACTTGAAGGTCAATGGACAATTATTTTTTAAGCCAAAAGGAGGAATAATTTTATGGCTAATATACAAGTACCTAAAAACCCGGGATTCCCTGATGTGCATCAGTGGGACTATGAAGATGATGTAATTGGCGGCGTTGATGGAATCGCAACACGTCCTATAAAACAACTAACAGAACGAACAGAGTTCCTGAAAGAACGATTTCATGAATTAAATTCATTATTTGATAAGGGGACTGATAATAATGAATCAAATAATGAATCGTATGACGGTATGATAACCATATCCGACGATAAAATGCGGTTGGTTGGTTTTGAAAAATTACAATACCGTGTAGTTGGCGAATATCATGATCTATCATTCCAGCCAACACCAATACAGTTAGCAAAATGGCGGTATTTAATACTTAACTTCCAGATTATTGAAATCGCGCTGTATCAGGAACTTTGCGAAATCAAATGGGTAGGAGCTGAATTAAATAGCCTCGCACCTTTTTGGTATCGCTGTGACGCAGACGGAACACGTAATGTCAACGGCCTTTACATGCGGGTTGAAGACGGCAGAGGTATGTTCCGGCGCGGAGCCGGCGTAAACGCTGTTTTCAAAGCTGCCAACGACACGCCTTATGATGGCGGGTCGATTGGAG